TCGATGGACTCGAGGTGCTCGGTGACGCGGATGTCGAACTGGACCTGCTCGATCGGCATGCCACTGTCCGCAGCCTTCCCGAGCGACGCGCCGATCGCAGTGAACACCTGCCGGTACGAGTCGAACCGTGCACCCTCACCAGGCTTCGCCGACAGGTCGAGAGCTTCCTCCGCGACGATCAGCCGGCCCTGCCCGTTCTCGACGTCACGCCACAGCGACGACCACGCCATGTCGATCTTGTCGAGCATGTCCTGTATGCCGTCGAGGTCCGAACGGCCAAGGTGAGCGAGAGGGCCGAGCTTCCGCCAGTCGCGGACGGGTCGAGCGTTCGGCATGTACACGACCGCGAGACGTTCCGAACCGGTACCGATCTTCACCGACAGCGGCAGGGCGCCCGGGTTCGCGAACGCGACCTCCAGGTCTGATTCGTTCCGCAGACCCTCGTAGTGCGCGGTCTCCGGGCGGGACGAGATCGGCACCAGCTCGCCGAGCGCCTTGTCGGTGCCGCGGTACAGGGCGTACTCCACAGTCCCCGGTTCGTGGGTCTCCACGAGACGGAACACCTCGTTGCCGTCGCGATACTCCGACCACAGCTGCACCGACGAGAGCCGGCCATGCCGGAACGTGGGGATCGCTGCATCCGCAGCGTACGCCTTCGGGAACACATGGTCATGCACGGCCGGATCCCACGCGACGGTGAGGTACATGCCGCCGAGCGCCGCGGCGAGCTCGCCGCCGAGCAGCAGCTCAGCGTGGGCGTCATCGGTGCCAATGATCGCTTCGAGTCGGTCCTGCGCGGGGTGACGCCACTTGATCGGCTTCCCGTCCGGGCCTTTCTTGATCTCGACGTTCTCCGGCTTGCGGAACAATACCTGCGGGGCTTCACCGAACAGCAGATCGGCGGAGAGGGTGCACAGGTCGGCAGCGACGGGCAGGTGGGAACGCATCCGTGCTTCGCCTTCGACGACCGGCTGCCCGTACCACCACTTCGACATGGTGCCGAGCACACCGCCACGGTGCGCGCGACCGTTGACGGTGTGCGTCGCGGCGGCCTGTCCCGAGTAGATCTCGGTCAGTGTTGCCATGTCGCCGGTCCACCAGGCATCCAGTTCCCGGTAGCGGGCGAACGCGATGTCGAACGGTTCGGGAGGCCACGTGTCCTTGGCCATGGCGCTCCCTTCAGGCGGCGAGCTTGATGTAGCGGCGCCAGATGTTCTCGGTCGTGGTGATCGCGTAACGGCCCGCGTCGAGCGAGTGGTCCGCGATCTTCAGCGGCTTGTCTTCGCCCTTTTCGGTGGCCTTGGGGTCCCACGAGTATCCGGGTGCTTCGTTGATGAAGCCTTTGCACCGGTCGGTGACGATGAGCTTCTTCTCGGCGAGCAGAGACGCGAGAGTGCGGATGCCGTACAGCACGTCGTTGTCGGCGTCAGTCGAAGTGATGCCGTGCGTCTTCCGCAGCTCGACCTTGAATGACGCGGCGGATGGGTCCACGACCGTGTAGCGAGGGGTGAGTCGCGACGACGTCGACGCCGGCAGGTGGTTCTCGTTCATCCAGCGCATGAACTCGCGAGCAAGCTCGGCGTCGGTGAGTTTCTGCTCGTGCTGCTTTCCGTCGTGCCGGTACTCGTCGACGAAGAAGAGGCGGGGAGTCGGCCGGCCGAGGTTGTCGATCTCCGCGGATACGCCGAGGAGGAGGGCGGCTGTCGGGTTCGTGGTGCCGTAGTCCAGGCCGACGGCGATCAGCTCCCGCATCTCGGGGAGTTGTTCCCAGGGGATGACGTTGCCGGCGCCGACCTTCGGGTCGAACATGTCGAAGATCGCGCCCTCGGCAGCCACCCACTCGCCGAGGATGAACCGGCGATACCAGAGGCCCGTGTAGTTGGCCTTCAGGTTCGCCTTCACCTGCTCGGAGAGGGCAATGTTGTCATCGAGGATGAAGTGCCACGATCGCCAGTTCGGCAGCTGATCGAGGCGGTCGAGGTAGTCCCGTTTCAGCCAGTGTGCCGGTGAGTCCGGGTTTGTGGAGCCGAGGAGCATCGCGCCCGGTGCGGTAAGGCGCGACAGCATCATCTTGAACGCGCCCTCAGGGATCACCGTGATCTCGTCCACGAGACACAGCGCAACCGTCATGCCGCGGATCTTGTCTTCCGCTTGCTTATCGTTCGCGCCGATGATGTGCACGACACGGCCGAGGATCTTCGCCGTCGGGGCGCCCATCGTGTACTTCACATGAGGGGCGACGTCGCCGAACAGCTCCGGGTCCATCATCGGCTCGATGATGTTGCGGTAGATCGACTCCCGCGTGCGGCCGAGGATCACAATGCGGCCCTGACGGGCGTTCGGCACGGCGATCAGGAAGCGGAGGATCTGCGCGATCGTCTTCGACGATCGGACCGCGCCCTCCCAGACGCACACCTGCACGGTGGCCTCACGGATCGACAGCTCCTGCTTCGGGGAGATGTCCGCAAGAACGTCAGGCATCCGACGCCTCTGTCAGGCCGAATCGGAGAGCGAGGCGGCCAAGCATCGACTCCACCGGAGCCAGACCATCAACATCCTCGACCGACTCAAGGCCTTTCGTGAGCTTGTCGAACGCGATCGCGCCGATCGTCTGCGCTTCTCGCCGTGCCGAGATCGGCGCCTCATCGAGCGTGTGCTCGTTGTAGTCGTTGTCCTTGCCGCCGAAGCTGTACACCAGGTAGTGGCCGTCCAGTGTGTCGAGAACCCGGTCGGCGTTCTTCGTCATCTTCTCAGCGAGACGGATCCGCGCAGCAGCCATATCGAACTCGCGGACGACGGTAGCCGTAGCGGTCTGCGCACGACGCGGGAACGACAACCCCTCAGCCTTCGCCCACCGCGAGATCGTTGACGTCGACACCCCGAGCTTCGCGGCGATTGCCCGACACGACAGGCCCTGGTCGAACAGTTGCCTCGCCTGTGCGCGTTTCGCGTCGAACGTTCCGCTCGCGGCCATGGTTCACCTCGATCGTGCGGCGCCTGTCCGCGTGTCAGTTGGTGGAGCGGGTGATGCTGTCGTCGTCGGGGTCGTCGATGGGTGCGGTGGGGTCGCAGTGCAGCATCGCGCCGAACAGCGACGGCACGCCCTCACCGCATCCTGGGCATTCGTGGAGTCGGCGGGCCATGGGGTTCCCCCTCGGTTCGGCCAGGGTGGATGTCTGGACCCGTCAGTACGCTGGACTGCCGCTGAGGGAGGGCGGTGAGGAGAGGGGAAGACGATGAAGTGTTCCGAGTGTGGGGGAGCTGTGGACGTGAGCCGGAATGAGCCGCGGTTGACGTTGCCGCAGTGGCACGCGAAGTGCCGAGTCTGCGGTCACGAGTGGAACGTCGCTGAACCGTCGGTCGACAGGCGACTCGGCCAGTAGCTGACAGCACGGAGCCCCGGTCCTCTCGGGTGAGGCCGGGGCTTCCGTGTGGCTGGGCGGAGTACTCCACCATCTACGATCTATCGTGCACTGATTGCAGACTTTGCACATTTTCTTGAGGCGGAATTCGTCAGCGGCGTGTCGGGACTCCGCGTGGACGACCGCGGCCGACGGTGGGGGCTATGCGGGCCACGGCCTTGGAGAGCACTTCAGTGACGCCGTCGTTGAGACGAGTGGCGAGACGGTCTTGCTCGATCCAGACGTAGATCGTTCGAGGCGACTTGCCGGCGATGAGAGCGGCCTCTCGGACCGTGACCCACTCCTTCGGCTTGGGGAGTTCGGTCATGCTGTCTTCCTCTCGTGTTCGACGCGGTGCACGGTGCGGCCGTCGAACACCCAGGCATCCCGGTTGACCCAGCCCATCGCGAACTGGTCGGCGTCCCACAGGACAGCGATGCCTTGCGCTGTGGAGCGGCGACCGAGGTCGTGGCACTCGCACTGGCACGCGAGCTCGCAGCACGCGAGGTGCTCGTGCTGCTCGCATGATTTCGAGTCGGCGCGGGCTGCTGGTGCGGTGCGGATCTTCCCGAGCTGATGGCCGCACCACTCGCAGTTGATGATCGTGCTCGCGCCTCGCTCGCGGGTCAGGTTGCCGCGAATCGAGATCTGCTCGCAGTTTGGGCACTCTTCTCGCACGATCAGGGTGGCGCGTGGTGTCTCGACTTCGAGGGACCGGTACGCGCGTTCGGCGGCGTGGGCGAACATGATCGCGTCGCGGGCGCCGTCCTCGGTGTGCACCCACGCGTCGAGAGTGCGGCCGGCCTGTGAGCGGAGCAGGCGTTCGCATTCGTCGAGGGCGAGGACGGTGAGGGGCAGGTTGGTGTATCCGTCGGGGGTGGAGGATGCGATGCCGCCGTTGTCGGCGGTCACCGCGCGGCCCTCGGTCTCGCGGACGAGGCGTGCGAAGTCGTTCCAGCGGATGTACGCGACGTCGACCTTCTCGTAGCACCACTGGCAGAGGTAGCCGCGGTCGGCGGAGCGGGGGAGGCATCCGCCGCATTCGCCGGGGCGGATGCTGGCGGCCCATCCTTCGTGGTCGAGGCAGGTGACGCGGTGCTGGCCGCGGTGCGTGCAGGGGCGGATGCCGGGGAGGCGCTCGGTGGTGGCGCAGAGGATCGTCATCGCTGTCGGTTCTTCCGGGTCTTCTCTGCTGCTGCCTTGCGAAGCGCGTCGTTCAAGCGGATCAACTCGCGCTCGGTGAGGTCCCTTTCCTCATTGATCTGGTTGAGCTTCGCGATGGTGGTTCGCCAGGAGTCAGTCATCGGTGTCTCCGTTCATCGGCTGGAACGCGGCATGCTCTTCCGGCCAGTTGCAGTTGTGGTGGTCGTCGAGGGTGA